CTTTTGAGAAAACGATCCGCCGTATTCAATCGCAATTGGAAATTGGTCTTCTAAAAACGTAGGCATTATTTAAACCTCTTTCCAGTCGATACCGTAGTAACCACACTGCGTTGGATTTGCGAACGTGATTTTCTTGCTTGAGTGGCGTTCGTAATACCCGGCATATTGAAGTTGTAGGTTGCTCCACCGCCACCCTCTGAGGATAAGCGCCCCTCTTGTTGAGGTGTGGTTACTCGGATGACTTCGCCAGGCGTTGCGCGTAATGATACAACCTGTGAATCTGTCCCGCCAGTTCCGCCGACCATCATTGAGCCGCCATGTGCGAAAGCAGGCATTTGTTGTGCGCGGATTTGTGCAACATTAGCCATGCCCGCCGCAATCGCGGCAGCAGCGGCAACTGCTCCAGCTACTACCCCCCACGGCCCGGTAGAAGCTAACGATGCAAATGCAGCAGTCGCCCCCATATATGTTTGAATTACAGCCTGAGCTATTGCCGCAGCCTTGCCTATCTGGAAAGCCTTTTTGCTATGACTTGACATCATAGTGGCCACAGTGCCAAAGAAATCGGAGTATTGATTAAGTGTAATCATGTGCTCCTGCTGTTTTATTTTTGCCATAGCCTTAGCGTACATGGCTTCACCTTTAATGGTGTCAACTCTGCTAGCTTCAACCCTATCACGCTGCTCGGCCAATGCCATCCTGTCAATTTCAGCTTGTGAAAATAACAGATTTTTATGCTGTTCTTGAAAGTTCTTTTCAGCGGCAAGCTGCTTTTTAGGCCCACCTTCTTCAAGGTCTTTTATAGCGAGCCTTGTGTTCGCTAACAACTGTTCCTTGCGCAAGGTTTCATCGAGAATTTGGTTGCGAATGCGGCTTACTTCAGTTTCCTTTTGAATCTGCTTAATCTTATCCTCATAATTCTGTGAATCAATTTTCTGTTGAGATATGTCTTTTTTTATTAAATCGTTAGTTATTTTCTTAACCTGATTGTAAACATCCTGCTCATCAGAACTCATTGCTAACAACTTGCTCTGTTCTTTAAGTTCGCGATTTATTGCGCCAATAGGGTTCCTTGCGTCGTCAAGCTCTTGGTGCATCTGGCGCAAGCGCATTTCATATTCGCCTGCTTGCAAATCACCTTTAGCTTCCGCTTTATCTAATAAAGCAACTCCTTCAGTAAAAGCAGATTGTGCTTTATAAACACTATCGTATTTATCGCGCAAAGATTCAAGTTGTTTTTCATACGCAGCCTGTTCTCTAGCTGCTTTTGTCATCGTAGCTTTATCGGGCTGCTCACCACCCCCTGCCAATTTTTTATCTTGCTCGTCTTTCAGCTTTTTGGCTTCTGCCGCATCCTTAGCTTCTTGTGCCAAGCGCTGTTTACCAATAGCTTCTGCCATTGCAAATGAATTATCCACAAAAGAACTCGCGCCAATCCCACCGCTATTCATAGCTCCGGCAACAGCTTCTTTGATTGATCCCATAAAACCATCAGGGGTGCCTTGTGGTTTTATGGGAGCAAGCGGTATCGGTTTGGCGTCCATACGGCCTTTTAAACGAAGCGCGGCCATCGAATCATTGATAAGGGTAGCGATAGACAGCCGCGCTCCGTTTATAAGGGATTTGAGTTTGTTCAAAATTCTATCGAAAGTTCCACCGATTAAATCCGGTAAAGCGCCAAACATTGTTCCTATTGTTACGCCCAATGCTTTGAATAAATTAGCAGCAGTATCAATACCTCTCGCTAGTGTTTTCAAGAAATCAGCAAAAGATGGCATCCGTAAATTATCCCAAATAGTAGATAATTTTTCAGTACCTATCGCTATACCACCAAAAGTATTTTTAGCTATTGTTCCCAGAGCTTCAAAGTAATCGCCCATTGTGGTTACTTTATCAGTGCCCAGAGCAATCTCATTTCTAAACATATAGAGATATGAAACTGCCCCTGCAATAAGTGCCACAAGTACCCCAAGAGGATTCGCAAAAATAGCTTTGGTAAAAGCTGCTACAGCAGGAATAACCCGCTGAACAATAACTGCTTGCAAGCCAAGGAAACTGGCCCCTAATGACGTGTTGGCCACAGCGGTAAGCATGGCTGCTCCACGATAAGATATAAATGCCAAAGTCAAAGCGGCCACAGCTCCCGCCAGTTGAGGGAGTCTGTCGGCAACAAAAATAGTTATTTTTGCAAATTCTCTCGTTATACCAAGAGCCTCGTTTATTCGCCCGACAGTTAATACAAACTGGTTACGCATTACCGTTAATGCTTGGGATGTTGTAGGGGCAATTCTAAGCATTGCTTGTTCAAGTTCAGGCGCTCCTTTTATAGCGGCTTCAAAAAATTTTTTAGATGTCAACTCACCATCCAGCATCTTCTGACGAAGTTTTGCCACTGACCCGCCCAAACCGTCCATGTTTTTCGCTACAACTTGAAGTAAAGGGTACATCCCGTCTTGCAATGACTTAAATTCTTGCGCTTGTACTTTACCCCTGCTCATTGCTTGTGATAACTGTAACAAGGCACCTGTAGCTGTGCCGCCGCTTGTGCCGAATATAGTCATCGCTTGTGAGGCGGCTTGGGTGAATGTAAACAACTCGTTCTGCGAAGCTCCCAAATCCCTTACAGCAGGTAGCAATCGGGCGTACAGTGTGGTTGTACCTTCAAGTGATGAATATGAACGATTGGAAATTTGCGCAAGCCGGTCAGTTGTTGTAGCCAACTCGGATTGTGCCACGCCCAAGGCTTTCAACCTGTTCTGCATGGTGGTGTATTCATCGGCAGCTTTACGGACTTCGTTTGCCACAGCAGTCATCGTTGTTGTTTTCATTACATTTTCAAAACTGAAATAGGATTTTTCAGTTTCTTTAATTGCTTTTTGTGCGCGCAATGCAGATCGCTCTTGCACCTCAGCAGTCCTGGCTGCGGTTAACTGAATACGCGCTTGAGATTCTGCCTGTTTAGCTGCACTAAGGGCCATAATCGCATCGTTTCTGGCGATACTCGCTGTCCGTATTGAGTCTACTTTTGCACTTGACGTTGCTTGCAAATTGACGATTTTAGCAGCATTGAATTGTTGAGCAGCCACACTTTTAGCGTTAATTGCATCGTTTCTGGCGATTGAATTTGTAACAATAGCATTAGTTCTTGCCGCGCCTTGCGCAGTAGTGTCTAACAACCGCTGATTAGCAGTAGCTATTTTAGCCGCAGTAGTTTCAGCGGATTCTCTAACTTTATTGCTATTCATTACTATAGAAGTTGAAGTTTTTTCTTGTTCACGAACAAGTTGATTTAAAGAGATTGCTTGTTTATTCGCAGCTTGTGCCGCAAAAGAATTAGCTCTGGCAGTATCTGCGTATGCTTTTGATAATTTCTGTGCGCCTAGTGCAGACGCCAATGTTTGCTTTTCTTGTTTTGAAAGAGCATTGGATAGATCGAGTGTTGCAAAACCCGCCCTATTCGCAGAGTTTGCTATATCATCAAGATTTCTAACAACAGTCCTAGAGCCATTTTCACTAATGACTATATCAATACGTTCGGTTGTCATTACAACCTCCTTACTCTAGGATCGGATGTTAGTATTCTATTTATCGCAAGTTTAGACGCACGCATTACCGCAGCTTGCACAAATAGAGGGGTATGTTCTGCATTAAGTTCGCCAATATACGGCGTATTGTTTGATATGAATAATAACCCTTGTTTATGCTGCGCAATCTTGGGGTCATTCTCATGCAACACTTGGGCAAAGTTTTGCGATCTTGTTGTTCCTTTATCACCTGGAGTAAAGGCTTCTGGCATAAACTCAGTATCAGGAGAACCGCTACTCGCTTTCCAGTTTGACATTGCGCGGCCAGTATCAATAGGAGTTGAAGCAGCTACTTCAGACAAAACTTGTTGCGCAATATCTTTTTGTAATTCAACTGCGTTTACTAAAATGTTAGAAGAAATTTGGCGCAGTCTCTGGGAAAAGTTGTTAAAGTCATTTCCCATTTTGCGCCAACTCCCCGATGTGCTTCAAATACGCTG